CTGAATAACCTTTAACTAAAGGCATTACTTCTTCTTCTTCTTTTTACTCATCATTTTAGATTTCTTTTTAGCTGGTCTTCCTTTTTTAGACCCATAAGTTCCTTTTCCCATTGGTGTCATAATATTCTCCTATTAGTTAGTTATTTTTCCACCTGACCACTTTGCATCAGGTAATCCATTTGTATATGATTTTCCATCAAATGTTAATACCTGTTTTCTATTACTTCCATCTTTGTATGAAACATGAATCCAACCACTATTTTGTTCTCCTGTGTAGTACTCTAAAATTAGTTGGTCAAAATCTACATTGTTTTGAATCCATAAAGCTACTTCAAGATTAGAAACTCCTAAGACTTCCATATCACAAGCCTGTCCTAAACAATGCTGTGATGTTGCTTTTGAGCCTATTGCCTCTGATAGTTCTGGGCTACGATAACCAGATGTGATTGTGATTGGTTTTTCAAACTTTGCTCTAACAGGCTCTAATACTTCATAACAAAGATCGCCTAAGTTTTTAATCTCTCCAGCACCAGCTTTGTTTTTAATACCTTTTCTTGTAGCTGTTTGGCTTTTTTCAAATTCTTCTAAAGTAAAATGTTTAGATAGTTGCATAGGAATTACCTTGCAGTTGCTGGGGTATTATTTGTTCCGACTAGAGGGGATTCAGCAAATGCCATTGTAATATATGTAACTCCAGAACTATTATATTGTGAGCCTCTAAATTTTACTCCATTACTAAGAAAATCTATTGTTGAATATGTTTGCTCAGCATTTGAAGTGTTAGTTTCTAATATTTTAGTTACAGCATTATATGTACTTCTTTTATTATCATAGATATTCCAGTTTGTTGTATCTCCAGCACTTGCTTTAGTAATAAAAAAAGCTGGTTTAAACCCTGTATAAATAAATGTTCCATCTGTACTTCCATTACCTGTGTAACTGCCAAACTTACTAAATCCTTTTTTCTCTGCGAAGCAGTAGGCAATCATAGAATCTCCACTAGCATTTACTCCACCATGAGAACCTACAGAAAATACTGATGATGTTGGAGATGTTGTATTCCATGCACCTGTAGAGGCTGGTGCTGAATCAGTTGTGTTTAAATATAGTTCAGTATTGTTTCCTAAAGATTTATGATACATATACCAATAAACTGTTCCATCTGTTCTATCTTTTAAAATCATACAAGCTGGTGTAACACCTAACCCATGACCTACAGTTCCTGCTGAACCTGTTCCTGTATAAGACACAATACTAAATCCACTTGTAGTATTTGCTGAAACTGTTGAGGTTATACTTCCATCAGTATTACTAGCTGTTGTGTTTGAGGCTAACCAGTTCCATGAACAATAAGTTTCACCACTTCTATTATATGCAATATTAACACCTTCTTTAACAGAAAAACCATCTGTTTCAAATGCAACAACACCCTCATCAATAGTTGCTTCTTCAACTGTAAGATTACTCTGTAAATTTTTACCAGCACCCCTAACTGCATCAAATAATCTATGATTATAAGCTGTACTTCTACACTTTAACCAAGAAAAATCTGGTTGAAAATTCATTCCTGTTACAGATTGTGTACCACCATCTCCTGTATAAAGTTTAGTATTAAAATATTCTGTGGGTTTATTTATCTGTGCCATAATTAATCATACTCCTGTGCATTAATTGATTTAGTACATAATGCTTTATACCCTGTAGGAACTGAATATTCAAAGATACCTATTCCATCATCTGGGTTTTCTGCTGATGATACAGCAGTTGTTCCGAAATATCCATTACCGAAGTTAAAATACATTGTTCTTGTTGTAGATGAACCACCTTGTTGTCCAGCAAAAAAATAAGTTGTGTTTGATGAAAAATAAGATGATAGTTGTACTCCACCAGTACCAGAACCACCACTTGTTGGATCGCCACTATTTTGCCATGTTCCATTAATTCCAAAATAAACATAACCATTATCTAAATCTAAAGCTACTTGAACTAAATCATTTGCTACTGCTGTTCCCCAAGTGCCACTTATTGTTGAACCACCTCTATAAACATCAGAATCAATATACATTAAAGCATTATTTGAACTTGATAATCCACTTGTTCCTGTATTAATATATTCATTATTTTCATCAACAATACCAAACCCATTAAAATTAGCACCATTTTCTCCAATTTTTGCTTCCATATAATATTTTCCTGAACTCATACCTAATGTACTTATAATATTATTAGGATTTGTTTGACCAGCAGAATTATGTGTTGTGTTTCCATTTAATAATGTTGCTTTTCTATTAACTAAAGCATTCAAAGTAGCAAAAACATTACTAGGGGTATCAATCGTTTGTGTCATTGTACCATTAACTGTGAAGTTATTAGAATTACCAGAACTATCAGTTCCAAAAGCACCACTATTTTCAAACTTTAAAAAGAATCCATTTGTACCATAAGTAACTGATGGTGCAGTTTTAGGTTTCCATATTCCTGTTGTTGCATCTGTTTCGCCAAAGTCAGATGCTGAATATTGTGTTCCATCAATTAAATGATAATGTGCCATACAACCATCATAATAATTTCCTGTTGCTTGTACACCAATATAAATAGGTGTACCATTATCTGTTAAAAAATGTATATCGTTTTGACTAAAATGTGTTTCTGTTGAAAATGAAGTTTCTTCTACTCCATTAACATATAATCTACATCTATCTCCAGCAGTTGCTAATGTTGTATCTATTGCAATTACTATATGATACCAAGCATTAGTATCTCTAAATAGTCTATTTGTTTCATACAATAAATGATTTGAACCAGCTTGTATTGAATTGATTTGTAATTTAGCATCTGCTTTAAAAGTAATTTTCATTCTATTAGCACTACTTTCAAAACCATAGAAAATAAAATCTTCTTCATCTGTTTTTGCTCTTTTTAGCCATACAGATAAAGTTCCTTTAGTTCTGCTTGTTGGTGCAGAGCTAGGTGTTCTTGTTAAATATGTACTAGCCATTAGTTAAACTGACCCCCATTATTAATTCCTACTGATACTGTAATACTAAAGTTTCTGTCAGCAGTTTGTGATTCATCATCTGTTGCTCTTAATGTAAAATTATAAGTTGTATCTGATGTTGGTTCTGGTGCTGTTCCTGTGATTGCACCTGTTGAACTGTTTAAAGATAAATTCATTGTACTTGCTGGTGTGTCAGCATTTGAAGTTAATACTGAAGTTGTTTCTGAATATGAAACTGTAGAATCTGATGTTGCTGAAACTGATAATGAAACTGTACTTCCAGCAGATACACTTCCGATACTTCCTGATGCTGTACTCCAAGTAGGTGCAGAACTTGCCGATAAAATTGCAGTTGATGATCTTACTGCATAACCATCATTGTTTTCTACTCTTACATAATAATCTGCATTAGGAATATTAAATGTTGCTGAAAGAGTTGTAGAGTTTGTCCAAGTTACTGCTACTGCTCTATAAATTTGACCTGTGCTATCGTTAATAGCTTCTACGATTGGAACTGATATAAAGTTTGTTCCATTAATTGTTACTGCTGAATTAGTGTCAGGCTCTATGAATAAAGATGTTGATGTAATAGTTGGTAAGGTAACTTGTGTTCCTGTAAGTGTAACTGAATCTGTTGCTTGATCGAATGTACCAATAGTAATCCAAGCATCATTATCTGCGTTTCTAATTTTAAGTGCATTTGAATTTGTGTCATACCACCATTGATAAGCATAAGTTGTACTAGGTTCTGTTGCACCAGAATTATTAGAGGCTATAGCAGATAAACTGTTATTATGGTCAGTTCTATAACTAGGAAATGTTTGGTTGTTTATTATGTAGTCGTGTTGTGCCATGTATTAGAATCCTTTTGCAATATAGTCAAATGTTCTTGAAACTGCTGTATCACTAGAGTTTTTAAAAGTAACATCAAAACCATTAATAGTTTTATTTTCTACTATAAAATAATCTCCTGTTGCCATATTTTCGCCTGTGATACCTACAGCATAATTAACACTTTTAAATGGATTTGTAAATGAAACAGTATAAGTTGTTGCACCTGAAGTTATATCATTTCCACTAAATATTCTATCTGGCATATCAATAGTTACAGAAACTTCACTAATTACAGGAGTTGTTTGTTGATCTCTTGATCTTAAAAATAATCTAAATTTATAATATCTTGCTGTGTAATCTCCAATTACAAAATTTTTAAATTCTGTATAAGTTGTACCATCATCAGATAAAGCTATTTCTAAATGAGCATTTGAGTTAGATGGAGAATCTCCATCAAATGAACCTGTTGCAGAATCAAATAAGCTAAAACCTCTACCATCATCAAATAATTCATTAGGGTTTTCTGCAAACTGTGTAATAGATGCTGTTACTCTTGAAGTATAAATTCCACCAATATCTATAGGTGCTGAGAATAAATATGTTCCATCTGAATTAAGATCAGTTAGTTTTAATGTATCATTTTCTAATGTTAAGTTTGTTTTAGTACCAGAAAATGTAGGGTGTTCAGATTGAGTAGTTACTGCATTAAAGTTTCCAATAGCTGAGATATTAGTTGCTATAACAGTTGCATTAACAGAGTAGTTTCCTAATTTATCAATCGCTTTAATTAAGTAACTTCCTGTTCTTGCTGGAACAGTAACACTCGTTGCTGGTCTTGATACTTTTTCTACTAATGAAACTGAGTTTTGCCATTCAGCACCACTTGTTTGTGTAGAATAACGAATTTGATAGTGTGATAAATCTACATCTGGTATTTGTTCCCATGATAAATGAGCATCTGAATTTACAATATTACAAGCAAAGTCTTCTACATCACTAGGTGGCTCAGTACTTCCTATAATGGTTCTTTGTGCAGAAACATAAGTTGATGAAACTCCTAAAGTATTTACAGCTTTAACTCTTACATCATAAATAGCTTGTTCTTTAACATTTAAAACTCTATGAGTTAATCCTCTACCTTGTGTGTGAATAATATAATCTGAATCTGTACTTAATTTATATTCTACTTGGTAATAATCTATAAAACTGTCAGTACTTGCACCTATTGAAATATCTAAAGCAACAAGTGGAGTTTGGTTATATTCAATTAAAGTATCATCTAAAGTTAAACTTGATGGTGGTTGAACAATTAATGGATTAGGTAAGTTTGTTGTTGGAACTGTTGATGCTTGTGTTTTTGTAGCCCAAGTATAATGTGAATCTTGATGTTCAACTAAACTTAATCCAATAGTATAATCATTGTTAAAAGTAATTCCTAAAACTCTAAATGGTTTAGCAGAAAAACCTAAAGAACTATGTGTGATATTAACTATATCTCCAATATTTAATTCATACCCTTTAAAAGCTACATTTAAAGATAATCCTAAAGCCTCTCTTGATCTTCTTAAAATAACTTCTGCCATTTCTTCAGCTTGATATTGATTTGTTATTGTTGGAAATTGAAATCTACCCTCTAATAAAAAACCACCATCAGCAGTTTTCATAGTTGCGTGTTGATCTGCACTAGGCAAACCAGAATCATCTACTGGTGGAAATTGTGCTTCATTTACTTGCCATGATCTTGATGGTTCAATATATGATACAATAACTCTATTATATCTTTCGTTTTTTTGTGGAACAGCTAAAGTATAACCACCTATAATTTCATCTTCAGTTAATGTTACAGTTGCAGTTCCTGTTGTTTCAATAATTAAACTGTACTTACCTTGAGAATATGGAATATAACCTCTACAGCCTTTTATAAGTTCTCTTAAATTATCAATTAAACTTCTTGATGTATCTACTGCTGTATTACAATCAAATATATTAATATCACTTCCACCAGAATATGGTGTTACTTGGGTTTCACAAATTAATGAGGCATCATAAAAACTTTGTAAATCTATTTCTGAAGTTGATAAACCTTTTCCATATCTTGTATCTGTTAAATAATCTAAAATACACCAAGCTGGATTAGTTGAATAACTTGCAGATTGTTCTACTAGACTTGCATTATAAGTTTTAACTTTTTTACCTTGTATCTTTGCTTGTACTTTTGGAATTGATGTCCAAGCATCATTATTCCATTTAAACCTTACAGCAATATAACATAAGCCACTTAATTTATGATTACTTCCCCAACTAGATAATGTTGATAATAATGTTGATGCTGATTGACCATCTGTTCCAAAATGAGGCTCTAATCTAATTAAACTTTCTCCATCTTTATAAAAGTTAGCATCTGAACTATCTACTTCAACTGCTGTATTATCTGAAAAACTACTAGCAAATGTAACAGGTTTATCATCAACTCTTATTTCTGTTATATCGTTTATCTCTCCCTCTGCCATTACAATAACTGAATAAAGATATTGATTATCTGTTCCTGAAGTTTCTAAAAACACTCTAGTTCCACCAATAAGTCTTTCTCCATAAATTACAGGTATGTTTGCATCATTAGATTGTTTATTAACTAATAATCCTCTTTCAAAATCATCAAATTGGTTAGTTCCAAAATCTTGTATTTCAGGAACTTTTGGTCTTAATACCCATGATAAAAATAAACTAGCACCTAAACCAATTAAAGGATTACCACCAAATAATTTTGTTATTGGTTTTACAATAGGAATTATCTTATCTACTACTCCACCCATTATTTATGAAACTCCCTTTTATATTTACTAGATATTCTGTAAATATTATTGTTATTATCTAATCTTAACCAATTAATACATTGATTAGTTTTTAGAAAGTTTTTAAAATGATTATAAACCCATGACATGACTATTCTTGCATTTCTTAAAATAAGAATATCGTGTAACCAAAGTCTATCTCCACTTTGCCATTGATCTTTATTTATCTTTGCATTTAATTTATAATGCTGTTCGTTTTCTTCATTTAAAAAAGCCCAATTCACAAAACCAAACATACCTTTATCATCTCTAAATATTTTATATTGATTAGTTTGTATTGATGGCTCAATATGATGAGATAATTCAATAACATTGTGTTTATTGTATTTATTAAATTGTTTATAAAAATTAACTACACTTTGCATTATGCTTTACCCCATTTGATATTAGTAACTAATTCAGATGAAAATTCCATTCCAACATCTGTGCTGAAAAATCTTTGTTGTGATGTTTGATTCGTTTTACGACCATTCTTTTTATCAAAGTCAGCCCAATGTGATACAATAGATAATATTACATTACTTGTAGTTTCAGATTCTTGAATAGAAAAGTA